TGATAGCAAGCGGTCTTGGCGTAGAGACTACTTCCCGTTCTATAAGTCTAATCGCAGAAAAGCCAGAGACGAATCTGGCTTTGATTGGAATCTCATTTTCGATACTCTCGGTAAGATCCGTGAAGAGTTGAAAGAAAACTTTCCGTACAAGGTCATTGAAGTTGAAGGCGCTGAGGCCGATGATATCATCGGTGTTCTGGCCGCGCGTAAGGCACCGCATGAAGAGGTTCTAATCCTATCATCGGACAAGGACTTTGTCCAGCTCCAGAAGTATGCGAATGTAATCCAGTATAGCCCGATTATGAAGCGATTTGTGAAGACTGACAATCCTCACAAGTTTGTCAAGGAGCATATTCTCAAGGGAGATCGCGGCGACGGCATTCCTAACTTTCTGTCTGCTGATAATGTTTTAGCTCTCGGCGAACGACAAAAGACAATAAATAGTAAGAAGCTTAATGAATGGTTGAGCAAGAGTCCAGAAGAGTTTTGCGTCAATGATGTGATGCTTCGTGGCTATAAGAGAAATCAAATGCTGGTCGATTTGGAATTTACTCCAAAGAACATTCAGGAAAACATCATTCACGAATATGATAATGTGATCGTTCCTAATCGCCAGAAGCTTCTAAACTATTTTATCGAAAAGAAGCTAAAGAATTTATTTGAAGTGATACAGGAGTTTTGATGAAGAATTTATATGAGGTCTTTGAAGAGTTTGAGAAAGCTCCAAAGAGAGAAGAGAAGATCGACATTCTACGGAACAATAAGTCTTATGCCTTAGAATGTGTGTTGCGTGGTGCGTTTCATCCAAATGTCCGATATGTTATAGATGAGATTCCTACCTATAGGAAGTCCGATTCTCCCGCAGGTCTAGGATATACAAGCATTCATCAAGAATTGGGTCGAGTGTATTTGTTTGAAGCCAATAATCCTAGAACTTCACCCGATCTAACTCTTGATAGAAAGAAAGTGATTCTAGCACAAATGCTGGAAACTCTGGAAGAAAAGAAGCTGCTGTATTTGCAGGAATGATTATGAAGAGATTGCCTGTGAAAGGTCTTACATACAAGTTGACACAAGAAGCTTTCCCAGGACTACTACCCGATGTGCCTTGATGATAATTCGTTATGCTATTTTTTAGAGAGGAAAAATGGCAAGAAAGCGCAGAACGAAACTACAAAAGGTTATGGAAGAAAAGTGTGAACTCACTTACGAAACAACTATTGAGGACTGCCAGTCATGGTTCAATGTCCTTAACAGGGAACTATTTGATAACTCCCTCCCTCCACTGGATGAGATTGATATTAGGTGGCGCCGTAAGGCTCATGCCTGGTATGATTATGACCAGGCTAAACCGGGCTATGGGACTTCAAGACTACTCATGAACAAGCGTTATAAATCCAAACAATTTTTTGTTGAAGTGTTAGCACATGAAATGGTGCACCACTATCAATACATATACAACGAAGATATTGGTCACGGATCTTCGTTCTTCAAATGGCGTGGCAAATTTAACAAAAAAGGATTGAACCTCGTAAGGGCTTATTAACATGAAATACAAAAAGAATCACTATGGTACTCATGAAGATTATGATGATGAAGAATATGCGGATCTAAGAAAGGGGCAAAAGAGACGCCCGATCCGAAATTGGACAAAAGCTTTCGTTGAACATTTGGACGAAGCCGACGAGATAGACGATTTTTACGGTAACAAAAACAGTCACAGATAACGCAGCGTAAGCTGGTATGCGGCCAAAGCATACCAGTTATGCGTTTATAATCATTGAAGTTTTCGGGTCGAATCCCCATCTATAGTCTATCAGAAACGGAGACTATCGCATGGCTATCGCTTGGACCGAACAACACAAGGGTTTTTATGACTCCCAGTCAAATTGGGAAGGTGCTGTACTTAAGGTTGTACACGACCAGAGCTACCGGATCATGTCGGATGTATGGGGTTCGGCCGACTGGGCAATCGTTTGGGATGAGGCTACCAGCTCTCCTAAGCATGTCCTTGTCAATGTATACGATATGAATGGACCCGACTGGAAACCCGTCCAGATCACGGTGGATGCGACCGACGAAATCCGCGAGAAATACAAGCAATGGAAGATCAACCTGGAGTTTAAGGATCTGCTGGAAAAGGCTGAAACGGCTGCACAGCAAATTGAGAAGGGTTGTATCGCGGAAGTTGTACGCGGCAAAAGCGGCAAAGGCACTGTCGGGAAAGTTGTAGTCCAGATGGTTGCAACCTACGGTATGGGATATCGCTCTTCCAGCGAATACAAGCTGGCTATCGCCACCTCTGACGTTAAGGTAAAGAAGCCCTTACGCAATGGTAAGGTGGCTGAGGTCTACCAGGATGTTGTCTGGGTTTGGGCTCGTAACTGCCAGCGGGTTGATGTCCCGCAGATTGACAGGCAAGCTCTCCTCCAGGCGGCTCAGGAGCGGGCGGTACGATCCATCGCGGCCTGAGCCAGCCGCTCCAGCCGCTTCCTACCGCGGCTGGAATCAGACCCAATGATATCAACCACTTAGCCGAAAACCCCATCCCAATGAAATCAATGACTTAGCCATGCGGTGGATGCATACCTACCATGCAAAAAAACATGAATTCCGCTCTTGAAAAACCGACTTGCCATCCCCATCTATAGTATATGACAATGAGAGAGAAATCCATGAAGACCTACCGCCCGATCAAGACTGCCCGCGAAAAAGCAAAGTTTCACGCTACGGTTGTAAATCATCCGAACGCCAATATTCGATTGGCTGCCAACTATATCGCTGAGGCTTTTCAAGCGGCTCGCAAAGGTGATGTTTCCGATTTTATGACTTTCATTTCCCTCGCACAAAAGTTTGCTGAGGATGTTGACTTCTGCAACCCCGAAAGGAACCTTCGCTAATGGCTAAGTTTCGCAAGACCATTCCCGTTGACGCTTTGCTCGATTACGCCAACGGCTATCTCTCGGCCGATTATCAGGGCGGCGATGAACCCGCTTCGGTCGCGCGGCGCACAGGTATGATTGATCTGCTCGAAGCGGCTCTGCTCTCGGCTGGCCGATATTGCGGATACTCTTATCTTGATGATAAGGTGATCACCAAGTCCAAGCCAGGTATTCGCTGGGTTGAGGGGCAAGCACCGAAGCACACCTTCCATGAAACTGATCCCACTCGACGGAGATATGCATAATGGCTGACAAGGTACGGGTATTCGATTACCTAAACGCCCTGCGTGATTCCGGGATCACCAACATGTTTGGTGCTGTTCCGTATGTTCGTCGGGTGTTCGGTGTGTCTCAGGCCGAGGGTGTCAATCTCTTGGTAGAGTGGATGGAATCTTTTAAGGAGAAGAGATAATGGCACGGATGAAGGACTTCATTATGGATATCCAAGAACTGGTTTGGACGGCTGTGGAACGCGGAATGCGTGACGAGGCCACCATCTATGCCTATGTCTACATGTACGAACCCCGCGCTATTCGTTCCGATGTTCGTGCTGTTCTGGAAGAAATCCACCGCGAAACGCCTGAAGACTTCATTTGGGCTTGACAGGTCTGGATATACCTGCTATTATATCCAAGTTAACTCAATAAACACAGGAAAACACACACATGACTAAGATTGCTGCCCATGATCGCGCCCTTGCCTTCCTTAAAGAGAAGGGTTCGGCCACTCCCGCTCAAATCGAGAAGCATGTAGGCCAAGGCGCCTATGCTTCCAAGTATGTCTGCTATCTCAAGCTCCGCGGCTATGAGATTGAGACCATCAAGACTGGTCGTACCGTGACCGAGTACAAGTTTATCTCCGACGGCGACTCGGCTACCCGTGACTACCAGTGGGTGCCGCCGGCTCAGCGTGGCGCTAATGCCACTCCGAAGCAGAAGAAGGTCAAGGTTGCTAAGGCGCCGAAGGCATCTAAGCCGGTCAAGGTTCGCCAGTCCAAGCAGACACCGAGCGCGCCTGTCAAGAAGGCAGCCCGTAATGCTCTAAAGGATCACGCCGACGCTATGGCTGACCGCTTGCTGGCTGAAATCGGCATGAAGAACGGTGGCGAGTACGCTGGTGGTACCTACTCTGTTGATCCCGATTGGGATTCCATGGACGGTCTCGATGTTGCCAACTTCATCAAGTGAGGTATAAATATAACTATAACAAAATGAGGAAATACAAATGCTTAGACGCTCCCTTGTAGCAGGGCTATCAGCCCTGCCTTTTTTTGCTGCTGTAGCCACCGCTGCTACTCAACGCAATAACGCAACATGGAAGGTGCCTGCGGGCGTCAAGAAGATCCGTGTTCGTTCATGGAATCCAGACGGTAGTATCGATTTGGATCGTACACTGAATGTTTCACCTAATCAAGTATTTCGTATTGACGCAATCGAAGACTAATGAACATTTTCGCAATCGATAAAGATCCAATCCAATCTGCGATGTGGATGGTGGACAAGCATGTGGTCAAGATGATCCTCGAGACCGCACAGCTTTTGTCCACCGCTCATCGCGTTCTTGATGGCGAACAATATATTGACAAGACCAAGACTGGTCGTAATGTCAAGCGTTGGCGTTTGCCTGATGACCGAGAGCAGAACCTGTATTCGGCCACACATATCAATCACCCGTCCGCTGTATGGGCCCGCGCGACTAATAACAACTATAACTGGCTCTATTGCCACTTTCATGCTCTTTGTAAAGAGTATACCCATCTCTATGGTAAGATCCATAAGTGTCAAAATATGTATCACTGGCTTTGTACTCCGCCGTACAATATTCCTGTTGGTTATCTAACACCTGTAACGCCAGCAATGCCCGACGAATACAAAGTGCCATTTGATACTGTGGCATCTTATCGCAACTATTATCGTGAAGCAAAGAAAGACTTACACAAGTGGACAAAGCGTGAAACACCGGAGTGGATCAATGACTGACTATGAAGTAATACGCAAAGACCTCTATGAGAGTTTCCATGACACATTTCATAAACTCTATATATCGGAGTTGAAAGATCAAATCGCT